CGCCGATCGTAACGGTTTGACTGGCGCCAACGGTTGCGGCTGAAAAGAAGCCCTTCCCGTAACTGCCTCCACCGCCACCGCCGCCGCCGAATGTCGCCGAACCGCTGCCACCTCCAGCACCACCAGCACCGATGCACTCCACTTCGACGAACAACATACCGACGGTTGGCGTGTAGGTACTGCTTGGCGTCGTCGTAAAAACCTGCGGAGACGTCGCAAAGCGGCCGTATCCCTGCGCCGATCGCGGCACTGATTTGATGACCCAATTGCCGGCGCCGGCACCCAGGTTCGAGCCCTGCCCGACATACTCCGCAATGATCTGCTCTCCAGCCGATGACGTGGAGAAATTCACGCTGCCCGGTGTGGTGATGCACCCGCCCGTGGTCGAGCAATTCGTTCCGTTGAAGTTGATCTGCGATCCGTTGAGAGTCAGGTAGTACCGGGGAAAGGCAACCTGTCCCGCAAGCGTGTTGCCGAGATTGGTGATCGTCGTCGTTCCGGTAATGTTGACATTGTGCGACCCGACGGACGCGATGTCGGTTGTCGCCGCCGATGCGATATTGACCGGAGCTCCGCTGATCGGTCCTTGCGCAATGTGCGGATTGAGAAGCTCGTATTGTGTCCCGTCGTAAGCGAAAAGAGCGACGTCACCAATCTGGAGCTCTCCGCCTGTCAAGGCGACCGGGCCACCGGGAGCAGTCTTGAAGACGTTCGTCGTCGCGGTCGATCCAACCGTGAGCGTGGTGGGTCCCGTATTGGTGATCCCGATCTTCGCATAGACGCGGAAATTAGCGGTGAGTCCGAAACCGGAAGGCGTCGTTGACGCGATCGTTTGAGCATTCGCTGCGCCGCCCGTGGCGGTCGTCGCGATGAAGGCGCTCGATCCTCCGGCAACCGGGGCGATCGGCGACGTCAAGGCATTGAGCGAGGTGATATCCGAGTTCGCGCCGGCTGCCGCCGCGTTCGCAAAACAGGCAATGAGGGCATTGTAGTTTGCCATCACCTGTGTCGCGTCTGCGGTTGTCCCATTCGTGAGGGTAAATGGGACGGAACAGGGGACGTTGGCTTTCGCGGGCAAGGATAGCCCAAGGATTGAACACAACGTGAACGCCAGAAGCGTTACTAATCTGTTTGCGGTCTTCATGCGGCTGCCGTCAAATCCTCGATGTAGCGGAGTTTCTGGACACGCAGTTTGTAGCGCCCGACCTTGACCGCCAAGGCGGATTGACCGGACGTTTGGAGTTGGATCTTGGCAAATACAACGGGCAAATGCCATTGAAGCTGCCTTGGCGCGAGCGCTGAGCTCACACCTCCCCACGTCGCTGCTCCCCACGTGAATGACCCCCAAATCGTCGCCGCCGCAGCACCGGAGAGTTGAACCGAGTCCTCGACGACGCCTTGCCAATTAACCGCCGCGACGTTGACGGGTGGAACGCCGGCCGCGAGCGCAATGTCGAGCGTGCCCTCGGTCATGGCGTTGTTGGTGATCTCTTTGGTGCTGGGCAAATATGCCGTGTTCGCCTGCCACGTCATCTGTTGCCCGTTCTCGACGAAGGTCGAGGTGAGCGATTGGATCGTCGGCGAATTCCAAAGCGTTCCCGGCACCGCGTTCGGTTGAATGATGAAGCTGTTGAGGTACGCCTGAAAGATGCTCGGCGGGAAAGTGTGCGGGCCATGAAAGATCCCGCGCGCGAAGTCGTACCAATACTCCTGCGCCGGAGCCCCAGGCACGTTGCCATTGAACAGAAAGATCCGCAGGACGTTCGAGTTGCACCCCATGTTGATGCGCGTCGGATTGACGACGAGTTGAAAGGGCACATTGACGCCTTTCCCGTCCATTCCGACAGGATCGCTGACGCGCGCGCCGAAATCGATGATACGAAGACCGTCAGGAGCGATGAACGCGAGCCCCTTTGGTGTCGCCGTCACCGAGTTGGCGGCGAAGGTACCCGTCTGCACGTTGAGCGAGTTGACCGCGAGGTTGTTGCTCGAACTGTCGCCCGTGATCTGGAACATGCCGACGACGTTCTTGAACACGATGAGTGACTGCACGACGCCACCGATGAATTGATTGGTGAGCGGCAATCCGGCAATTGCCGTCAACGGCACGTTGTCGCCGAAGGTCAAAACCGGAGTGACACTGCCGGTGTTCTTAATCAGATTGTTGACGTCGGAAAATATGACGGCGGGCTGTGTCGGGTTGTTGTGAATGAAGTACGCACGCCCGCCGAACTGCGCGATGCCCGTCGGTGCAACAGTGAACACCAATCCACCGGGACCGGAGAAATTCCCTGCATTCCATACCGGAGACGTCGGTGTGGAGACGTCGAACCAGCCAAAGAAGTTTCCACCCGCGCCGGAGAAACCGGAATGACACACGCCGATCTTCGAACCGACGATCTCCATTTGCGGAGGTTGCCAATCACCCGTCGTGTTCGGCGATATCGGCGTCGTCGTCGCGGTGATGGTGCCCGCTACGGGAATAAAGGTGTTGGTTTGAAGATTGAAGCAAAACGGCTCATCGTGACCGGGATTGCGTGCGGTCGCGATCATTCCAAATGCGAGGCTGCCGACAATCAACAAGCATGAGATGAAGCCTGGACTTTGGAAGAGCGTGCTGACTTGAAAACCGCTGGAGAAACCGGACGAGAAACCACCACCTACGAAGTTCGTCGCGAGCAACGACGCGGGCCGGCACTGCCATAGCTCTGGTGTCGACGGATCAGGGATCAGATTTTGCAACGACGCCATGGCGCCGGGAAAGGCATCCGTTGCGTCGAGCACATCGGAAAGACCTTTCGGCGACCAAACAAGAGGTTGCGAGTTTCGCTGCATTACGTTCCGTCGATCGTTACCGCGATGCACTGACCTGCGCCACCGGACCCGGAGGTGCCGCCAATGATCCCGCCGCCGCCACCGCCGGGTTGTGTTCCCGAATGCGTGGAGTTGCCACCTGCTCCGCCCGTTCCGCCATACTGCGACGTTCCGCCCGCGCACCCATTGACAAAAGAGTTATCGGATACACCGCCACCGCCGCCTCCACCCCAAACCGAGGGGCGACCAGCGGAGCATTGCTGCCCTGTGGAGTTGGCGCCGCCGCCACCGCCACCAGTGAGAACTCCACCGGGTGTGGAGTTCGTATTGTCATCGCCGGCACCATCGGCGAATTTAAACCCGTCAGTTGAATTCTGGCCGTGAATAGGGCCTCCAGGGGATGATGGAACGGTAGACCCAACCGCCCCCGTACTGAATTGTCCGCCACCGCCGCCACCGGAATCGTTTCCAGTAGCCAAAAGAAAACCACCACCGCCGCCACCAAAAGCCGACAACACCGCCCCGAAGGTTGTCGTGCCCCCGGAATTCCCAACGCTGTTAGCAGTGACGCCAGCTCCTCCGGCGCCAACAGTCACCGTGACCGTTGCCGACAAGGTCGACAATGGCACCCAAATTTCGTTGTATCCGCCACCACCGCCGCCACCCGAAGAGAAGGCGCCAATGCCAACGGCCGCCCCAGAACCTCCTCCGCCCCAGCATTGAATGTGCGTCTGTGCTGTCGCTCCAAACCCACCGGGCTTTGTCCACGTCCCGCTTGCGGTGAAGGTCTGCACGTTAGCCTTCGACGCAGTGCCCGTGCCGTACACGAGATCAGTACCGTTCGAGACAAGCTGCTGACCATTGGTCCCAAGCGCAAGTGTCCCCCACGTCGAAGCGCCGCGCACAAGGATGTTGCCGCGCGTCGATCCGAAGACGGCATCGAGGTACGCGGTCCCTGTCGTCTGTGATGGAACGGCCGCGCCGCCTGAGATATTGGCGAGGAGATCAAGATTGGTGATCGTCGCGAATGACACCGTCGCGTTGGTCGTACCCGTGATCGTAATGCCCGACCCGCTGGTGAGCGCGCCGGCAATATTTTGCCAACTCGGAGCTCCGGCAACGACCTGAAGAAATTGCCCGGTCGATCCGATGTTCAGGCACGTTGGTGTGCCGGCATTCCAAAAAACGATCCCACCCGTCCCTGTGCAGGTAAGCCAATCGACCCACGATGCAATCTGATCGTTGGTTGTCGTGCGCACAATCGCAGGCGTGATCAAGCCGGTGGAGTTGTCGGGGTAATTGGTCGCAACCTCAGAATTCAATTGCGACTTGGTCTTCTGACCAAAGGCCGGTGTCGCCAACAGTAGAAACGTTGCGGCGATCGCCAGAGCAGAGAATATTTTTTTCATCTCACCACCCGATGTTCTTGGTGTTGCGCAGCCGCGAGAACGACGTGCCGAAGATCCGGCGATCGAGCTCCACCTTCTTTGCTCGATCGCTCTTGTCGCCTTCCTGTTGCAGGTACTTGCGCAGCATCACGCCGGCCCCTTGCGGATGACGATCCTCGTCGTCGGACAGGAACGAATCGATCCGCTCATCGTCCGACAAGCCCATGAGCTCGCCGGAGAGACGACGGATCAAATAAGTCTGGTTCGGGAACCATGGGATCGTCGAAGAAGATTCCGGTGTCACGATGTCAGGCATCTGGCAATAAAAGCGACATGTTGCGGGGTAAGCGCCAGAGGGTACTTGCCAAAAAAACATCACGGGTACGCCGGGAACGTTGTTGTTGGTTGCCCCCGTCAGCGTCATGTCGGTTGCGAAGAACACCGGAAAGTTGGACACGTTGGCCTGCTGCACCAACATGTCGAATTCCTCCTGATCGCAATGGATCAGGGGGTAGGGAACGCCGGAGATGACGTAAAAATTATCGAGGCGAACGACGCGCAAGTAGTTCGTCGGCAGGTTGAGAAACGCCTGCCCGAGAGAGTTCAAATTCCCGGTCGGGAGGTTGAAGGTGAAGGTCGCTTTGGCGACTTGAAAATCAAACGTCTGACAAAGGTCAGACAGGATCGCGTTGAGCAGTTGCCCCGATTGCGAAGTGAAGCCGGGCAGCCGCGCATTCTGTCGCGCGAGCGTACAGATTTGCGCGGATGTCATCGGCATCAGGCATCCCCAATCGAGCCTTCCAGCTTGGCGATCTCCTCGCGCACCCGCTTGATCTCATCAGCGCAACGCTGGATCGAGATATCGAAGTTGCGTGCCTGCGCGTCCTGTTGCGCCGTCGGCTTCGGTGTACCCTTGCGATCACGCTGCTGCCAATTCGCCGCGACGATTACTTCAAGATTGGCGCGCTGCTGCTTGGAATTGTCGTGATCGAGTTGCCACCGCTTGAGCTCCGCCTTGAGAGCCTCCAGGCGATAGCGATTGTTGAGACTGTCGGCAGCGCTCGACAGGCGCGCAAGAATCTTTTCGAGCCCCTCCTGCGAAATGTCGAGAGGGACTCCGGTCGTCAGGACAAGGCTGCGATTACTGTCGTACGCAGCGGAGAATTGAATCCCGATCGCGATGTCCTTGCCTTCGACGACCTTCAATTGGCTTTCGCCCGGCTTATCAAGCATGCGTCACCGCGCGCATCGTAGCGGTGCTGGTGATCTGCGTTCCGTTCGGATCTCGATCCGAGATGATCTTGTTTTGCGGAACGCGTGCCCGATCGCCGCCGCGCCAATGCCCTTGGATCTCGTTCTGGTGCTCCCACGATCGCGCCATCTGATCGCGCATGGTGATAGCGACTTTGGTCGGAACCTCGTAAACGAGCCCGTGGAAAAACACGGTGTTGTCGAGACGGATGAAGGGAAGGAAGACCGGCAAGTCGATCAGAATATCGACAAGCCTTTCCTTCGGGTCCCAGGCGGACTTCTCAAGCTGGACTTGACGATTGAATTCCGCGTCGATCGCGGCTTCCTTCTTGAGATTCAAAACGTGCTTGCGCGCACGCTCCTTGATATCCGCCTTGTCCTCTTCGGAAAGCAGGCCGTCGGCGTCGACCCGATCCTCCATGGCGAGCAGGGCATCTTGAACGGCTTGCCCCCTGCCTCGATTTCTCTTCATGAGACCTCACGTATTGATAAACGTATAGGGCCCATTGTTAGCGGCATCGGCGGAAATGACAATGGGCCAGCCGGCGACGGCGTCCCAGGCGATGATGTCGCCGTACTTCAGGACGATCTTTCCGCGACCGGGGATGATCAGATACCCCGATCGCGAATAAGGCTGATTCACGCGCTGACGAACAGTGCCGACGTCGGTCGTGTACGGCGGGGTCTTCGAAATACCGAACTGACCCTTGGACACCGGGTCCAACCGAAGCGAATTGTTCAGCAGAGCGACATACTGCTCACCCGCGTTCGACGTGGCACCCAATGGATTGAGCGCCGAAATGTCGAAGTCGTCCACGCCGACGATGAACGCCGTGAGCGAAGTGGTCAGATTGGTGCCCAGCGTGCGGGTGGAAAAGGCCATTACGTCCCTCCGTTCGGGAACTGCGCGAGCCGCGCCAACGCAGCATTCATCTGCGTCGACAAGTCGGTGGTCATCGCGGTGAGCAGGGTGGTGATGTCAGCGGAAGCAAGAGAGTTTCCACCGGGTTGCGCGGCGCCGGTCCCAATAAGAGCTTGACCGGGAGGCGTCTGGAAAAACGCCACGGTCTGCGCACCACCAGCCGGGGCTTCCGCCACGGACGCACCGGACGTGGGGCCGGTAGTCGCCGTGATCGGGTTGCCCTGGGACGACGCGTTGAACGTCGTCCCTGCCATGGCCGAGATACCTGGGGGCAGGTAGTCGATCCAAGCCTTGTAACGAAGACGATAAGGCACGCTAACCTCCTCAATCAGCCGAAGGCTGTGCTGAAGGATGACGTCGACTCAATTCGCAAGGCGAATTGATTGTTCTGGATGATGGTTCCGTAGAACGCCTTCCAGCCGACGATGCGGAGTTGGTTCAAGGGGTCCGACTTGTCGGGCTCTTTGAGGTACGTGAACTTCGCCTCGTCGAGGATCACTTGGCCGTAGCTGCCGCGCCCGAACAGATAGTTCGGATACACGGTCACGCCGGCCGAAGGTTGTGCCGGAGGTGTCTGGAACGGACCAATGCCGGTCAACGTGATCGCAGTGTTCGCCGGCAACTGCACAGCGACACCCTGCATGGGTCCCGCAGTTGGTCCCTGCGGAGACAGCGCAAGGTTGGCTTCGGTGTTGGCCGCGCCGCCCGCAGCAGTCACGTAAGCGGAGAACGTGAAGCCGGGAAGGTTGGGCGTGGTGAAGGTGATGTTCTGACCCGCGGTCGTCGCCTGCGCGGCATCAGTGTAGATCTGCGACTCGTACTGGTTCTGACCATCCGATCCGGTGATCAGAACACGGTAGGTCGCCGCGCCGAATCCAGACCCGGTGCCGGAAGCCGCGAGCGCCGGGCCCGCTCCTGCATTGGTCCAGAAGGGCACGAGGTTGGACATGCAGAAGCGGATGCCCGACCACTCGCCAACCTCGAAGTTGTAAAGCCGGTTGATATCCGAGTGCGACCAAGCGTATTGAATCGGTTGGTTCTCTCGGAGATCGGAGCCCACCAGTGGGTGAATCACCATCACGTAGTGAGGCATGGCACGCGGATTGGATGACGCTTTCGCGCCTCCTGAGTCCGCGGCGATTTTCGTATCCGTTAACTCGTCACCAGAATAGCGAGGCGCTCCGAGCGTTAGCATCTGAGCATACGCCCGATCCAACTCGCGGATATTTAGTACATCGCCGGCAACGAGGCCCGCGCGTGATCCTCTAGAGTTCACGTAGTTGATCTGCGTGAACGCCTGAAGATTGTTGAAGGTGTTGCGTTCGAGCGTTTCGGCCACTTGCAGGCCCATCAACTCGATCGCCTTCTTGAACAGCGGATGCTTGATCGTGAGCTCCGCCACGTCGGTAATCGTGATGCGATCGCCCCATTGCAATGCAGACGCGGTCACCTGCCCGATGGTCATGATCTGACCAACCGGTGGGACGCCTTCTGCGAGCGGAGCGAAGGGCAACGGGACACGATTGTATCGCGTCGCCGTGTAGGTCGTGCCGCGACCTTTCGGAAGCGTCAGCGGATCGCCGAACTGATAGACGACGAGTTGGCGTCGAGCGAGGGGAAGAGTTTGATCGGCGATATAGCTTTCAATGTCCGCGGAAAACTGCGCGGCAAAGTTCGGACCACCAGCCATGGAGCAAGCCTCTTAAAGCTGCACGTTCTCCAGGCGCTTCTCCAGTGATGCCGATCGACGAGAATCCCCGCTTGGTGCGCGGTCAGATCGTGAGTTGCTCGGGCGTGTCGTCTGTCGACGAACACGACTTGCAGCAGCGCGCCGCTCTTGGCGATTGCCGGGATCTTCCGCCGCCGCGACTGCTGCCTTCCCGATCAGGAAGTACATGATCGCTTCGCGAGGGACGAACATCCCGCCTGACTGCTGTTTCCGATACTCCTCTTCAACCTTGTCAGCCCATCGCGCATGAAGCTTTGATCGACCAACCTTGGCATCAAAAGAAGCGCGGTCGCTGGTGTCCTGAAGCTGAAACTGAATGGCCCGCATTTGGCCATTGTGAGCTTCAGTGGACTCGCGAAGCTCTTCGCGAATCCGGTCTTCCGGTTGCATCAGCGCCAGTCTAGCCGCACGCTGCTCTGGTGTTTCGCGGGTTTGCGCCGGAGGCTGATTGACCCGAGTGGTCAATTCATTGATGCGACGTTCGAGATCGGCGTTGCGCGTTGTCAGCGCGTGAATGCGATCGTCCCGCCGCTGCGGCCTTCGGTCTTGCTGCCGTGACGCCGATCGCCGTTCTGGCTCATCGTCATCTTCCGGCTCATCATCAGGCTCGTCGTCTTCGTTCTCGTCGCCGGCTCTGATCTCGTCGTCTTCCGGCTCATCAGGCTCATCGTTCGGATCGGGCTCGTCGGCCGGATCGTCTTCGGGCTGATTGCCGTTCGGATCGAGTCTGTCGAGGTCGAAATCGAGGTCGTCGTCTTCCTGATTGCGTCCGCGTGGCACCTGCGTGCTCCATGTCGATTGGTAACGTCCAATCACTCGCACACGGAACTTCGTTGATTTTTACTTTGAGGTCAAGCGAGTAGCCAGGAAGCCGACCAGCGCGCCACCAAGGGCCCACAACAGATTGAAAAAGAACTTGGTCGTAGCGAGAACGCCAAGACCTTGATTTACTTCCTTATTCAAAGCTTCGAGGCGCAACACGTTGGCTTCGTGATGCGCCTCGATCTGATCCTTGAGTTCGGTGATCGACCTTTCGACGCGAGCCTCAATGCGACGCATCTCGTCCCAAAAAAGGGCTATCTCGCGTGTAGGTGGTCGCTCACTTTCCACGTGGTCGTCACTGTAGATAACGACCGTGGATCGCAACGCCGCGGAAGACAGCGGTGCCAAGCTTGCGTCGCGCGCCGGCCTTGGTGACGACTGCACTGCAAATCCCCTGGATAGCGCCATCAACTGCGTTATCCAACGTCGTCAACCCGGCATAAGTTGCCAAGATGTCTGCGACGCTTTGCGCGGTAGGCGCAAAACTGCACAGCGCAGTCGTTCCAGCCTGCACCTTGGCGACGAGAGCAGCGGAGGCGCCTTGACCGAATACGCTGTCAAAGGCGCCAGAGAGTTGCGCGCAGCCACCAAGTGAAAGCAGCGCGCACACCACCAAAATTTTTCGCATCGTTCACCTCCAGTTAGATCGTGTCAGGAACGGCGGAGCCCTCCTGCGGCTGAGCATCCGTAGCAGCCTCTTGCTCGGGCGCCGGAGCGGGAACAGGCTTGTCAACCTGCGTAGTCAGCGTTCCGTCCTGATGCAACGGCACGAAGCCGTACTTCTGCTCGACCTCAGAAATCCGTGAAACGATCGCCGCCGCCGACTCCTGAATTTTCTCCGCGCTGATGAACGAGCCATAGCCGGAAGCATCGGCCTGCTTGCGAAGCTCTTCAGTAATCGCGGTCATCTTGTCGGCAAGGAACTGTGTCATGGAAAGTCCTCTCTTACAGGGATTGCCGACGGGATTTCGGGGGCGGGTGCAGGCACCGCGGTCCAGCAATCGGTGCTGTCGTCGGGGTAGCTGATCGGCATCCAAAAATGCCCGTCAATTCCCCAATCAGTACCCCACGAGTTACGACACAGCAATGCCGTCCCATCCACTGCGGAGAAAGGAATTCCTGATTTTTTTAGGTCAGTGCTGTTGCCAAAATTCTGATCGTATCCGACAACCAAAACGTCGTGGCCGCCTATGATCGTTTGCGATCCCAACCTTCGAATGATGCCGGTCTTCGCCGCTTCGTCGCCCTCGAAATCAGCACGCACATCGAAACCCATGATGAACGGACGACCCGCCGCGAGGCAGGCAAGGAAGTCAGCCGGACCGGTCAGACGTGAGTAAGATGCGATCTTCCAAAAGGTACCTTCCGCGGGCGGGTGATCGGCAAATGTCGATGAATCATACGGCCAAACGTCCTCACGCAACGCTCCAGTTTGCAGGAGCACCTTGAAGAGATCACGCGTTTCGACCCCGTCATCCGAGTTGGGATCGAGTTCAAGTGTGCGAACGTCGTAATAAATCTGAAGCCGCGAGAACCCAGGAGGCCACTGATCTGGGAAGCAATAACACAAGAAAGCGTCCATGGAAGTGGGCCCACAATCTTGGAATTCCTGATCCCATACCGGGGGTAATTGAGAGCGCAAATCGATCGAAACAGGCGGCAACGCCCCAAGTTCGACACCGTGCTTGTGGACATACAACGCATCCCGATTATCGAGCGTATCGCGCCTGCGGCCGTACTTCATTTCGGTGGGGCCTCCACGACATTTGGCATAGTAGGGTCTTTGGCGACAGCCTTCACCGTGTCCGGTGCATTGCTGTTGACCTGAACGGTCACGCCGGGGACTTGCGAAGCCTCCGCCACCACGGACGCATTGGTGTGCTTGATCATCGCCGACACCATGGCCCACACCGGCAGGACCGCGCCGATGAGCACCGACACGTCGGTGACGATCGTGCCAATCTGGTTGATCAAGCTATCGAACTGCGTCGCATTCATCACGCCGTGGGTGATGAGAATGCCGCCGATCAGTGGGGCGATGACGTGAAGAGCGGCGTAAAGTTGCTGAAGATTGACGCCGTAAATCTCACCCGTTGGCGGCGGGGATTGCGGGGGTTGCTGGGACATTCAACATCTCCACGGCGTTATGCCGTTCGTGCAAAATTCGATTGAGCCAGCCCTTGCGAAACTTCCGATCGCTCGGATGGGCGGCAATGATCTCGTTGTAAAGCGCCCTGTGCTCATCGCAGAAGCGTTGCGCGAGCGCATGAAGGTCGTCGGTCGCCATCGCGCGCTGGCACGTGTAGATGCCGATCGAGCCATCCAAATCGCGACCGGTAAAACCAAGCGCACGCTGGAGCAGCAGCGTCGCCTCGTGCGCTCCAGAATTCACGTTCGCGTCGAACCAGAGATAGTCGATGGCTTTGGGGAGACGATTGGCCCACGGGTCCCAATAATTGACGAAATAGATGGTCCGCTTGGTATCGTCGGTGATGTTCCAGACGTCCCCGAAGGGTTGAGAATGGATATGACACCACGCATCATATTCACCTTGCGTAATACCATCGCAGGTACGTCCACCACGATCTTCAGGGTCGTCGTCCTTCCCGAGCTCGTCGATAAGAGTGTACTTATACGCCTGCTCGAAATTGGCCGCGGTCATAGAAGTTTCCCTTCGAGCCGTTGAATGCGTTGCGCCTTCTCACGCTGCTCTTTCGCGTGCGATCTAACACCGCGCATTCGGGCGGAATCACGGCTGATCTCTGATGCGCTGCACAACGTTTCGTAGTCGTGGCGCGCACGCCAATCCCGATCCTCGATCATGAGGGAAGGTTGAGCTTTCGATTTCTTGCGCTTTTTCGCCACTACGCGGCCCTCACGCGCGGCCCCTGCGGTCCTTGTAACTGGTCTTGTGGTACTGCACCAGGGGGCTTTTGACCCCCTCGCGGTACGGTTGAACGCCCGCCTTGCCGGGGTCCGCCCTGTTGCTGCGGGCCACCCTGGAGAATTTGCTGCTGCTGCATCTGCTGAGCCTGCATCTTCTTTTGCATGTTCATCTGATGCTTGATCATGTGCACGCGAATGACGCCGCTCGGATCTCCCGTCTGCTGCGCAAGCTCCATATGCGCCTTCATGTGCTCCTGATCGTTGTCCATCGGCTGCACCGGCAAGTCGTAGCCAGCTTCGAGCAGCATGTTCTCGAACTGCGGTTCAAGCGTGAGCTTCTTGCGAAGGTCTTGGAATATTTCTCCGGAGAGGCGCGGCCCGAACAAGTTCTCCACGAACTGCGTGATCACAGGCGCAAGGTTAAGCTCATAACCCGGATACATCTGCGGCGGAATTCCCTTGATCACGTTGATGCCCGCCATTTGCATCTGCATCTGCTGCGCGTTGCGCGCAGCCTCAACGCCGAACCAACGGAACTCGAAGCGACGCCCCATCTGAATCGGCTCGATCGTCTCCATGTTCGCGCGCAAGCCGACGGGGCCGAAGGCGCGAACGGTGATCTCCTTGCTGCGAAACTGGTGATCGAGATACACGAACCATTGCAGAAGCGGCGACGCGATCTCGTCCTCGATGTTGGTCACCGCATCGGCAGTGGTAAGGATGTCCACCATCTGCTCGTTGGCAATTGCCGCTTGGTTTGGCTTCTTTCCCGGTGCCGTCGTCTGCTGCGGCATCATCGCGGGATTGATCCCGAGCGTCTGGAAAATCTGATCCTTCGACGAGCCGACGATCGCAAAGGCTTCCTTCCACAATTGTGGGAATTGCGCGAACTGCGTCGACTTGGGGTCGGTCTCCCATATCGCGGCGACGTTGAGCACCATCGTTCCCGTGCGCGGATTTTTCACCGGGTCGGTCATGATGATCGGCAGCAATGCGTAGGCGGCGCTATCCATGCCTTCGTTGATCGCGTCGTTCGCGGCATACTGCATGCTCTCGCAGTACGTCACCTTCGCCTTGCCTTTGAAAGAGCCGTCAACCTTGGTCTCCGCAGCGGAGAGAATAGGGACCTTGTCGCACCAGTACGGATTGCGCTTGCACGACACGGCCGTATCTTCAGCGCCGGCCGCATAGAAGATCCGCACGATTCGGCGTTGATACTCGCCCTCGTCCTCCTCGTCTTCCGGCGTCTTGAGCGAAAACTTGGTCCACGTCTCGTACACCAGCGCAGTCTTGCTGCTGTCGCCAGCACGAGCTCCCGAGGCCTCGACCATGGCGCTTTTCTTGTTCGGTGTTTGCGTCGTCGACTTGCCGCCCATCGAAGCGATCAGAGCTTCACCGCGCTCCTCAGTGATCTCTTCGTCTTCGATCATCTGATTGATCTTGGTCTTCGACCAGCGACGAATGACGGTCACCGATCCGCCGACGTCGAGCGCCTCTTCGATGGTGTTGGCAGTCGCGGGGAGAATAAGAATGTCGGTGTCGGCGATGATCTCGACGGTTGGATACTCGTGCACGAGCGTATCGCTCTCGACGTCATCGAACTCCTCTCCGCCCGGAGCCTCGACGTCGCTGCCTGGGATCTTGTCTTTCTTTTTCACGCGCCACGTGACGTGCCGCTTGGTCTTGGTCCAATGCACCATGAGGCTGTACTGCCCCTCGATGTCACCGTTGCGAATGAGCGAGGGGAAAATCTGCGTCCGCAGCCGCGCCTTGCGGATGTAAAATTCTAAAAGGGATTGGATGCCCTGCGGCTTGTCTTCCGAAGAGATAACCTCAACGTGCTTCCCAGACGTCGGGAACATCTGATTAACGAAGCGAGTTTTGCGCGCCTCGATCGCGTCATGTACGAGCGGAACAAATATCTTGGAATTACCCGTGTAGAACTGTTTGGGTCCGAGGACCGAGTAGAAGATGTCCCAATTGTCGAGCGCTTGATTTGAACGATCCCACTGCTCGGTAAAACCCTTGGTGACGTCTTGCAGGAGCTCAAGGCAGACGTCTTCGACGTCGGGCTCTGTGTCGAGAAGCTCTGCCTTCCGGTCGTCGGTTTGCTGGTACTCGCCTTCGGCCGGTACTTCATCCGCGTCTTGACGCGGGTTGCGCTTTTTTCTCGCCATCGGTCTGCTGCCACCCAGGCACCGCCGCGCGGCTCGATCATGCCGGCAAGCTCATAGTTGGCCAGAATACGGGAAACCGTGGCCAAGTCGAGACCGGTTGCACGCGCAACCTGTTCGTCTGTCAAGGAGCCGGCCGCAAGAATGACCCTAAAGGGTGTATTCGGCGACGGTCGCAATGGTGTCTGCTGCGTTGGCGGCGGTCGCCGAAACCACGATCTTGCTACCCGGTGGAAGGACCATGTCGGTGGGGAAGCCCAACTGCTGCGCGGTCGGGGTCGCGGTGTTATCCGGCAATCCGCCACCCATCGAGATCACGTTGGTGGCCGCCGCTGTGAGCGCCGCCGCTGTCTTGCGCCAAAGGATGTTGGGCGGGGTCGCGCCATCTTGGAAGGTGATGGTAACGACCGGCGTCGTCGCCGCCTGCGTGACGTAGGTCACCGCAAAGCTGAAGAGCTTGATCCAGGCTGCGATGGTCAGTGCGGTGATCGAGGGCGTTGCGCTACCCGCTGCTTGGGCGGCAACGGGTGATTCCACGGGCTGGGCGCCTTGATACTGCATTTGGGCTCCTCGCCTTCTCCACGAAGTAACGGCACGCCGAACGTTTACCCGAAAGCGCCTGCTTGGGGAAGGTGTGCGTGAGACGCCAGTATTGCCGGCAGGCAAGACCGCGACCAACGGGCAGGGTGTGGTGATCGCACATCTCGCACTTCGCCCCGAGCGGCCCGGTGCCCTCGAAGTGCGCCATCCCTTCAACGAGATCGGTGCGATCCGGCGCGCCGGGGATCTGCGTGAGAGCGTACTTCTTTTTCTTCACTTCAGGATCTTCTGTTCAGCCAGGGGTCGCTGGTTTGGAAGCGCCGAGAGATACGGTTGACCACTTTCGGTAAAGGCAACATTGCGTACGTTCGCAAAGTCGAGTCGGTTGCCCTGCAAGAGGCCAGCAATCGATTCAAGGCCCTCGGCCAAGCAAGAATATGCATTGGATTTTGGGTCTGGTGACAGTCGACCTCGCTTGTCAACAGGGTAACAGTAGCCGCTCGACAGCGCATTCAACGTCCACCGTGCCCCGACGAGAACCCGAACGAGTGGCTCCCCACGGGCGTCCCTTCGCGAAAGCAGTGACCGTATCTCGTCTCGCCCCACTTGGGGCTCCGATCCGAGTGACACGTCAAGTTGAACCTTCGCGGCAGCGCCTCGAAGACCAATAGGGTCGTAGTCACCGAAATGACGAGGAGGAGCAAAGCAAGCAAGACCCGGTGATGATGCGGCCATTGCAGCAATGTCGACGCGAGCGCTTCCCAGAATGTCTTCGAGCACAAGGCCCGGAGCGCTGTCGCGCACATAATCCGCAAATATCGAAAGTCCACCATTTAGAACCTGTGCGAGGACACCAGTGGTGTAAGAGCCAGTGGAGTTGAGTGCAAGAATGAACTTGTCGCGCCGTCTTGGGAAGAGGCTTTCGAAGACGTTGTCGTGCCCGAATCCTGGGAAGACCACCTCGCCAGGGCGCATGCGCAACGCGTAAGCCAGCGCGTTGGGGACGTCGATGCGGCCCGTCGGGTAAGATAGAAGCTGCGCCCGCAATTCGGGCAAGTCCTTCGCAAACTCAATGTCTCCTCCCGTGAAATAGGGCTGAAGACCTTCGATAAAGGCGAGCTTGTTTCGGGGAGCATCAACAGCCTCGATCGGCAAAATAATACTGCGTCGCAATTGCTCGGCGCGCAAGGGCTGCAACAGGTACTCGTTGAGGCCGGTCTGCTCGATGCCGATCGTCACCGGTTGGTAAAGGTCGTCCATCGCGAAGATGTGGTCGCGCATCTCGTCGGGCATCCACAGGCCGGCACCGGCATCCCAGACGATGATCTTGCGATGCAGGTACGACCACGCTGCCCACCCGGTCGATGCGCTGGTGGCCGTCTTCGTGCGCGCGGGGTCATAGAACAGATAGATCGGCTGCCAAAGGTGCGTGCGCGGCACCACGCGGATGATGTCGGCGGTGAAGATTTTCTTCGAGGGATCTTCAGGCTGGCACATGTATTCCCGCTGGTAGTCGTGGCCGAGACCCAAGGCGTACATCTCGTCTTTCTTTTCGTCGATCCATTGCAGGGGATAGCGAGAGGGCCATGTCGCCTGACGGTTTCCTTCGAGGTCGATGTGCTCGATCGGATACACACGAGAGGACCACGTGGACATCTTCAGGATCGTCATCGGCAGCGCTTCGGCATCCAAGGGCGTTGCCGTCATGCGGATGCGATGGCTCTTGTCGAGCGCGGGAATGAGCTTGCCGAAGAACCATGATTTGGTCTCCTGCCGCGCATCGGCATCGCGAACATGCTCCTCGTCTTCGAGGTCGTCGGCAAGGCACCAGTCTGGGCGCCATTGCAAGAACTTTGTGCCGCGCAAAGCCTGTCCACGACCACGCGCCTGGATGCAGATGCCGTTCGATAGCTCGACCCGCCCTTCGTTCCACACCGGCCCCTTGATCTCGCCATAGAGCCCGATGAGATCCTCGTTGGTCTCGATCTCGTGCTTAATCGAGCGCAGGCGGTCGAACGCCATAGGCTCGCTCTCTCCAATGATCAGACAGTTGTGAAACAGCTTCCAGAAGGCACCGAGGATCACGGCCTCCTCGGATATCGTCGACTTGCCGCCTTCGCGAAACGCCATGAACAGCACGCGCGGCGAGGAGCCGTACCATTCGCGAATGATCTGCTCGTGAAAGGCCGGCGTCTGATCGGTGTGCCGGTGCTTAAAAAATATCTGGTGCGCCTGCACCCGGTTCGCCGGCAGTCGAAGGGTGAGCGCTAACCTCTCCCGTTCGTCCAGAGATGACAAGGTTTTGGCGTCGAGCATGCTGGTGGTAGTTCTCCCGCGGGTGGAAGTCGATGCGCTCGCGCGCAGGCGCCAAATAGAGCACGATGCCACGATACACGCCAATGTAGCCGTCGAACGTTCGCATGCCGCCACCGGCCCGCACGAGGTCGGCAAACGTCGACGGCCTCGCCTTGAAAACGAGGATTAAGTCTTCAGTTTGGGTCGACGGGCGGAGGGGATCGACGAAGAGCGGAGCGGCGACGAGTGCGCTTAGCCCACCGAGAAAGCCACGACGGGTGAGATCCGTGCTCGTCGAAGCGGTCGATGACGCAGGCGAGGAGCCCGCAAAGGGCTCCCACAGTGATCGCAAAAATCGAAAGACGAGCATAGAAGTCCACCTACGCTGTTCCGCCACTAACATCGCCAACACGATCGACGTCCTTGTCGAGCGGGATCTTGGCGTACTCCAATTTCGTCGCCATGCACAGCGGGGAGCGCTTACGATGATCGACGCCAATGTCGCGCTGCATGCGCTCGACAAAGTCGATGACGTCTTCCTGCATCGACCGCGCCGGCATGTGCAGGGTTACCTCGTCCTGCATGCATCCGCACTTGTAGCGAATACCGATGGCGCGCACGCTAGTACTTTCCCTTCAACTCGTTGTTCCAAAACGTGCCGGGGCTCGGTGCGTCGATGAACGCAAGAAAGGTATCGGGCGGCACGCCGGTGAGATTGTAGGTGTTGCCGTTCTGCATGGTGACGTCGAGCGCCTGCGTGTCCTTGTCGTACTGGCATGAGGTTAGCCAGGACGAGGAGAGCGGAATGGTTTGGCCTGAGAGCTCTTCGACACGTTCGGTGATCGTGGTGGTGATGTTTGGTGAGGTCATGATTTAAGTCCCCGATTATGAAGAAAGTGCTAGCACAAAAAAGAGAGACGTGCTAGCGTGTTTTTGTTGGTGAGTGACGTGCGCCCAACTCCGGGCCCCCTCCCTGTCCCCCGACAACCCCGTTCGGGGTTGGGCGCAAACTCACTGACGGTCTCCGTTGAAACGTTGCGCACACGAGGCGGTCGGTGCTCCCTGCGCCGGCCGCCTTTTTCTTGGAGGATCGAGATGAACCCGGCCAATCCAAATGATGAAATCCTTGCATTACTAGTATCGTTGAAAGCTGACCCTTGTAATTCTTTCTATATCCAAACTATAGGATCGGTATGCAAGATAACCTTCTATGAAAGCTTCAAAGATCGGAAAGACATCTTCCCCAAGGCGTGCATATGCATGGGGCGCGAGATCATGCGCCACTTCGTGGATGTTGCGTCGGTCGTGCTGCAACAAACGGAGCAGGAAGTGAACAACCCCGAGCACCTGAAGCAAAGCGATTTGGACAAGATGAATTGAACTATTTTTTTACTAGTTTTTCAATTTGAAAAATGGCGAGCGGGGGAGGAAGGGGGTGACTGCACTCCGCGCGTACGACCGGCCGAAGCTCCGCTCCTGAGTTCGCAGCCCTACGGGCTGAACAATCGCCGACGACCTTCCGAGCTCCCGCCGCGTCGATCACGCGTATGATCGCGCGATTAATCGCGCGCGAGGCGTTTCGCGACGCCTGATCGGCGCGCGACCGTACGGCGCAACCCAAGAGCGAAGCTCTTGACACTGCAATTTTGCCGTGCTAGATTGGTGGCGTTCAACGGAGGACCAACCATGACCTACACAGTGACCCGTCAGCAGTGCTGGGAGTTCGGCGCAACCGTGATCCTGCGCCAGATACACGACGAGGTGGACGGCTACGCCGAGCGCCTCGTGGTGGACGGAGACGAGGGTAGGTGGGTGCGCCAGGGGCCGCATGGCCTGCACGAGGTGCATCACAAAGGCTACGCCTTCTTTTCCGAGTACTGGACTGGCTACTTCCCGGTCAACGTATTGGTAAAGCTCACTGAATGCCGTCACATTGACGGCTGAACGCAGAAGAGGCGCCGCGAGGCGCCTTTTTTGTTGCCTAGCTCGCGCCTGGGGCGCGGCTCCGGCCGGCCGCGCAACTTTCACCATTTGAAAGCTATCCACGAATTTGCTCAGACGTCCTGCGGCATTGTGCACTGCGGTATCAGGTCGGCAGGGGTGGACGGGCGGGAAATCCTTAATCAAATCAGGGGTATATATATATGAGTCTCCAGACTCATATACTATACTATCCATCTATCCAGGCTTACAGCGTAAGAGGTTATGGCATTTTTTGCACGTTCACAGAGGTTCGCCGCACCACCGAGAACAAATAGCAAAATAATAGCTCTATATCTCTCTCCATATGTCTCTACCATCTGAAAGGCAGGATAGTAGGCTAGTCATTGATATCATTGAGGAACCACTTGGATAGTCAGGCATAAAAATAGGCTAGTCAGGGCTCAAATCGTGGATTGTGGCGGAACAAAGGCGCAAATCGGCCTTGACAACGCCGCAAATTGCTATTAATCTGCTCATCGTTCGCCATCGAAGGCGGCAACTGATCGGGGAATAAACCCAAGGCGAGGTGCTGATATCAGGCACGAGTGGCCCATCAACACCCTTTTGCTATTATTCTCCGAATTTTCAACGGAGGACTACCATGCAGAACATCACGACCGAGCGTAAGGGCGACAAGCTGATCCTCACGATTGACGTGTCGAAGGCGACCCTTGACAAGGCGCCTTCTTCGAAGACCGGTAAGACCCGGATCGTGGCATCCACCCACGGGTTTGCTGCCACCGAGGGGGTCAAGCTGAACCTGACCGCTTGCGTGTAACTGCGGATTGCCGGAGGGCGCGCGAATGCGCCCAAAGGCGTTAGGTTATTGCAACGGAGGACCAAGCATGACCACACCAAAGCGGATTGCGTTCGCGGATTGGTTCAATCTCGCGCACTCGTATCACATCTACGGCGAGCGCGACGAGACTGCGGCCATGGTCACGGCCTGCATGATTATTCAGGCAGTGGACGGCGAGCTTTCGTTCGTCGAGCCGATACCTGCCGAACTCTGGCCGCAACTCGAAGCGGCCGGCTGGTCGGAAAAGATCGACAAATTGCGGGCCAAGCTCAAGTCTCAAGACCCGGATTTTGTCGAGGCCGCGCAAGCGCTCGCGAGAGCGTTCTCGAACGAGTATCTGCGAACGCATTCGGTCCTGAATTAAGTGATTGGGGCCTTAGCCCGGATAAGAGGTGCCAAGCCGGCAAAGCGCGCGAGCGCGGGGCTACGGCGGCACCCGCCCTATTAGCCAATTTTGGCAAGCAACGGAGGACCTATGACACACCACCAGCGCGTCAACGGCGACGTTGATTTCTCCGCCCTTGATATCCCGTCGTTTCTCTTGCGGGATCGCGAGGTGCGGGGAACGCCGGCACCCACACTGGCCAAGCGGGCCGATGCGGGTCGGCTGGCGAAGGTTGATCCTATGGAGTTGTCGAAAGTGATGGCGACCGATCACACGGTGCCAAAGCTCTTGCAATTCGGACTGATCAACAGCGTGCGCAAGCTCCTGATTTGGGGCTGCGTCGTCGGCATCATCGCCGTTGGTTACCACTACATCGCCCACCTGTGGCCGCACTAAAGCAGGCTAGCTCGCCCGCTGGTCACGCGTAGGCGAGCCCTCCGGGCCCCCGCGGATCTCCCCTTTCCGCGGGGGCTTTTTTCTCACCAATTTACAGCCGAAAGGCATTAGCCCATTTCGGGCAAACCCGCCCCATAAAGGCGGTAACCAATGGAGCATTGCTATGACTGAAGTCCGTCAACTTGCTACCCAACAGTGGGCCTCGCGGCCTGCCGACGAGCGCTTCGTTTCACTGCCGGAAATGCTGGCCAAGCTCACCGCTGATCGCAACCGTTCTGACGAATGGCGCGCGAACGTCAACGCGGTGACCGTGGCACCCAACGGCCGCAACGATATCACCGTCTCAGTCGACGGCGGAAAGCGGTTGTTTCAGCCTACGCACTGGTCGTTTGGCCAGCTTGTCGGTCTGGGCAAGACCCCTGCCGACTACATGCGTGAACTCGGGCGAAAAGGCGGTTCCGAGATGGTTGCCGATTGCGTCAACTTCGGCCTGCGGTTCATGCGGGATCGAGACGAGATCGGCGTTCTTGCCATGCAGCGGGACGGGCAGGAGATCGGCGAGTTGCAAGCAACCACTGGCCCCGACTACGGGCGTGTGTGGAATCATCAAATCGTCTCCGCTCTGATCGAGCGGTTCGGCGATGGTGTCACCGGGGACTTCAAGGTGCCCGGTGAATTTGGCAAGGACGTTGCGATCACGCGCAACAACACGACGCTGTACGCGTCCGATCGCGATATGTTTGTGTTTCTTGCCGACGAGAAGAACCGGATCGAGATCCCCAATCGACGCAATGGGAAAGCCGGTTCACTTGCGAGAGGCTTCTATGTGTGGAACTCGCAAGTCGGCTCCAAGAAGCTGGGGCTGGCGACGTTCCTGTTCGACTTTGCGTGCTCGAACCGCACCATTTGGGGCGGCGAGCAGTACGCAGAGATCGAGATTCGGCACTCTGCCGGCGCACCCGATCGCTGGTTGCAGGAGATGCAGCCGGCCCTCGTGACCTATTCGCAGGGGTCATCATCGACCATCGTCGACGCGGTCAAGGCAGCGCAAGCGGCCAAGATCGAAGAGGACGTGGAGAAATTCATGGCGACGCGATTCGGAAAGCAGGCCGGCGCCACCATGAGGTCAACGCACGAGTTGGAGGAAGGAAGACCGGTCGAGACGCTGTGGGACGCGAGCGTTGCTGCCACGGCTTTCGCACGCACGATCGAGCATCAGGACAAGCGTGTCGCAGTCGAGCGGCAGGCGGGTGACCTGATCAAGCTAGCGGCTTGATTTCGCCGCGCGGGGAGGGCTTCGGCCCTCTCCGTCATTTGTCCATTTAGGACCAACGGAGGACTGCCATGCAAGCATCTAAAATCAAGGTCAAGTCGATCTATGCCATCAAAGGCAAGGACGGGTTACGCCGGTTCAAGGTGACGTCCATTACGCAAGTTCGCAAGGACGACACTGGATCTCCTCATGACTACACGTCGACCGTACAGGGTTATGTGATCGAGGATCATCAAGAAGGCGTGTCCCCAACCATCCTCAATATCAAGCCCGAGTCGGTGCTTGGACCGTTCGACGAGCATCAAGAGCTTGTCAAGCGCAAGGCCGAAGAGGACGCCAAAATCGAAGCCGAGAAAGAGGAAAAGCGCGAGCGCTCACGCGAGCTAGCGCGCAAGTTCTTCGAACTATGTGGCGTGGAGGTGCCGCGCAATCTGTACGACAACGGCAACCAGTATTTCCACGCAGACAAGTACGGTTACAGCGTCCGGATCGACGACGACGGTGTGCGGCTGTTGCTGCGCGCTCTGACTAAAGCCGCTTGATTTCGCGGCGGCGGGGCTTCAGCCCCGCTCATTTGCTCATTGTGAGCCGGAGGACCCAATGTGAAAATCGCTACGATCATCATATTGGTTTTGTGTGGACTGGTACTCGCATCCTACTCGGTTGCGAGCGCTTTCTTGAACGGCATGCGGATGACGCCCGCGCCACTCGGTTATCTCGTTGGCGCCGTATTTTCTGCATTCTTCGTCTGGGCGACCCTCTCGGGCTCGCTCGCCATGCGCGCACTCAAACTGCGCTCGCTTGGCTTTGCCTTCGTCATGGCCTGCCACTGGGCGTTCTTCACCGCCCTTGCGCTGGTCATGTCGATCACCTTCACCGCCAGCTTCCGTGGCGACACGGTCGCCGTACGGCAAGGTGCGATCGACGTGCACGACCGGGCTTCCGTCCGGCGTGATCTCTTGTTGGTCGAGGTGAAGCAGGCGCAAGCGGCGAACAACAATCGCCGCGCACAACGCGCGCTGGACGAGATCGCCAAGCTTGATGGCGTGCTGTCGGTCGACCGGCCGGCAGTTGCCGACTATCAGGCGGCGGCGCTGTCGCAGGCGGTGGCAAGCAAGCTACCGATTGCTCTGGCGATCGCAGGCGACGTCGGGCCCGCTGGGTGCTTCATGGCACTCACGTGGTTGTCGATACAGGCGAGGCCGACAATGCCGGTCAAGAGACGCAGACGGCGCAAGCGACGGTCGAACGTCGTCAAGCTCGCGCAGTTCAGACAACGCCTCAAATGAAGTGTTGGTGGGCCCGGCGAGAGTCGGGCCCACCGTTTGGTTATTGCAGGAGGTGACCATGTTGAAGTTCTCTCACACCGACAACGGTAATTGTCGCGTCTACTACCGCAACGGAAGTCGCGTGCGATGCTTCCAAGAAGATCGTCCGGGCGAGTTTGTCTTTTACGTTTGCAGCAAGGACGGCGAGCCCGACTTCGAGGGCGTGCAGGGAATGCCGTTAGACCGGCTACCAAGTGACGACTCGATAACAGCACGGAATTTTCGTGCGTGGCGGGAGAGAAAAGCGGGCGCTTGACGCGCCCGTTTTTTTTGCTATGGATTTACACATAATGTCGATGCAAGAGTTGGAAAGCCTACGGCGGGAGAACCGCCGTCTCAAGGCACAGATCGAGCGAATGCAGCAGGCCGGAAGCCCACACATCGGCCTCCGCCTTGGTCTCACCGCGACCGAGTCGATCTTCTTTGCGCTGCTGATGAAGCACGATTTCGTGTCGCATCAGTTGGCCTATGACACCCTCTACAACGACCGGGAAGAGCCGGTGCAGGATGGCGCCTTGCATGCGCATGTCGTCAACCTCCGGCGCAAGCTCGGCTTCCATAAGATCGAGATTCATACGGTGTACGGCGAGGGCTGGTGGGTCGACGCCAACGACCGGCATCGCGTCCTCTCGCGTTGGGGCGACGTTGGTGATATCGTTGATGCGGGTCGAACGATCAGAGGAGGGTGAGCATGCGAGCCTTGGCAGCATGTGCCGCGATCTTGCTGGCGACGACAACCCACATCGACGCGTGCTCCGATGCGCTCTCTTGCGGCGAGGCGGCGATGGCCGCGAACAACCCCGCGAGCGCACAGCAAGCGCCCAAAACTAAACACCTTTCAACCAAAAGATTAGCGAAAAGCGAGCGTAGGACCCACGGTCTCGAAACGACCAAGCCGCAAGCGACGCGCTTCCCCTGGATAGAGGAGGCGCGTCGCTACGTCGGCACCAATCCCACGAGTATGTCGCATGAGTGGTGCGCTCGTTTTACCAATACTGTTCTTGATCATGTCGGTGTTCGCGGTTCTGGAAGCGACCGCGCGGACAGCTTCGCTAATTGGGGAGTTGCAGCACCCCGCCTTACGGCCGGGTCGATCGCTGCTGGAGACCATCATGTGGCTTTTGTGGTGGGGTGTTCTCGACGTAGCTGCACTTTTGTTAGCGGCAATGATTATGGACACCTTGTCAGGCAGGTTAACCGTGACACAAGTTGGGTGAAGTGGTGGAGGATGCCATTAGGCACGGTCCCAGAAGCCTCCGTTCAAGCCACTCCCCTACCACGCGCCCGCTCTGTGCGCGTGCGGGCGGTCGGTCTCGGCTCCTCCCCCGAGCGGACCACCGCCCAACCAATCGAAGATTGGGCTAGGGGTATCGCGTTAGCCCAATACGGCATCGCTGACGGTTTGACAGAACGTCCGATCGGCGACGCCGTTCACCCTCCTATAGACACGCCGCTAGACCTCGCGCGGGCCTACCTCGTGCGCACAGCACACCCAGGCGCGACGATGGTGCGGCAAGGCGCAACGATCGCTGTAGGTCTCCTACAGCCCGCATTCGCGGTGCGTCTTGCCGAGACCATCCGTGAAGCGCGGGCGAACGGCATGCCGCGTTGCGGCGTCTATTCGGCTTATCGACCACCGGGCTTCGGTGTCGGCGGATTTCGCAACAAGTTCCATTCCCTCCACTCGGTGGGCTTGGCCGTCGACATGAAAGAGATCGGCGGGCCGGGGTCGACGACCGCCCGCCGATTTCATTCGATCGCACTCAAACACAAGGTGTATTGCATCTATGGCCCGAACAACTCGGTCGAGTGGAACCATTGCCAAGGTACGCGACTCGCGGTCTCGCCGGCTCGGCTACAGGCTACCATCACCAGTCGTGGGCCAAGAGATCGAGAGCGCATGTTTAGAGTTGCGGCAACTTACCTCGATGTTGGGAAACGCCGCATTGTCGCTGGCACGCGTCATAAGCTCGCTTCGCGGCATCGGCGACGCTTTGAAGGGGGCTAGGAATGGCGCTCAATTTCAACATAGCCTTGCCCACATGCGAGTGTCGGACTCGGCCTGGAACGATATGCTTTCACGACCGAAGGTTGGAGGTAGCGCCCATGGCAAAAGGAAAAGTCGGAAAGGTTATGCACGAGTTCAAGCACGGCAAGCTGCACTCGGGGTCAAAGAAGGGCCCAAAGGTAAAAAGCCGAAAGCAGGCGATCGCCATCGGTATGAGCGAAGCCCGCAAGGCCGGCGAGCGCGTGCCAAAGCGCAAGGGAAAGCGCGGAAAGGGTAGACGCTAGGTGGCGCCGTTTTCCGAACCGATCAAGCAGATACCCGAGAGCATCGAGATTCTCATTTTTACCGAAATGAATCTCGGTGACCCCCTGGAGTCGACGCTATTCCTTGCAGCAAAGAACAAGGCCACCGGAGTCAATTGGAAGGTGGCCCTGCCAACCAACACCGACACTTGGCAGTTTGATTTGTTCCAAGGTATGGCGTTGCTGATGCAACAAGTCACGAGAGGAAAATAGAATGGATCAATCAGCGCCAACCGCCAACGCCATCGAGCTCATGAACCTGCCCGAAGGCAAGGTCACTCTCTCGATGCCAAGCTCTCTCTGTCCAGAGAGCATGCAGGAGTTCGAGGTGTGGTTGCAACTGATCTTGCGGCGCATGCACCGCACCCAGGGCGACCCCGTCAGGCCGATCGTCGAGACGCCGAAGCGCATCGAGCAGGTTGCACAGACGCCGGCACCGAAGACCGCCGCGCCGCAAGGCGACGAAACGCAGAAGCCGGGACCCGTCGGCGCGCAAGGTCTCGACCCCAGCGTCTACCCAGTCGCGCCACCACAAGGATCGTCGTCATGAAGAAAGGAAAAGCACCCAAACCGCAGGGCAAGGGCGCCACCGTCGGCCGCAAGGTCGGTGCCGCGAAATCCGTCAAGCAAATGGTCCAGCACGACCGCAAGGTGAAGTCCAAGGGGTCGATGGGCTACGGCAATAAGACCGCATCGCCGGCCGTGAGCTCCAACCGGGCGAAGTCCGCGCGTGCCAAGCGTCTCGGGGATGTGCCGCTGTGATCAGGTTTCTCACGGCATCGGCGCTGCTGCTGTTCGGCTTCTGTCTCGGCGCTTTCGTCGTCCTCGTCATCGAGGCGCAATGCCATGCTTGCGAGGGCGGCGGCGGGAGCGGCGGCAACGATCCGGCGATCTACAGGCAGATCTGATGGGCGATATCATGGGTGGCGCGCGTGCTGCGCGTGCGAAGAGCGTGCAAGCGGTGCAGACGACCGAAGAGACGATCGACACGTCCGCGATCGAGACGCGCGGGATCGAGAACGGCAGGACTTTGACGCGCAAGCCTGCGCGGGTAAGGAATGAGCCGGCACTGCACAAGAAGTCCGATCTCGTTCTCCTCGAAGAGATCAGTGACGTACTGAAGCACTTGTCGCGAGCGCGTCGTCAGAGAATTCTTCGTATCCTTGGCGCGATGCTGTAATGGCCAAGACAGAAGAGGGTGACGTCAAGGAAACGCTGGCGAAACGCCTGCGTATCTTCGGCGATGACGTGGTCCAGTTCAATCCGGTGCAGATGGGCTACGGGCGACGCGTTGTTGACACGATCCTGTGCTTCAAGGGTCAGTACATCGTGATCGAGGTAAAGAAAAATCCCGCAGAAGAACTGCGGCGAGCGCAACTCTATTTTCTTTCGATCGTGGTGAAGGCAGGCGGGAAAGCCTTCATTATCGACAATCAACGCGATGCCGCGGTGTTCGACCCCAATGCATCAGGTCTTACCTACGACGAAATTATATTACGATCCGTCGCGCAGGCTGGCGATCTATCGGACGCCCGATCCGGGCCGGATTCTCTGCAACGTTTCGACAGCGAAGGGGATCGATGACTTCCACGTCGCGGTCCCTGCCGACCTCCACTCTATTCAACTACTTGCGCATCTCGAATTGCCGATACCGGCGATCATGGGGGACTATGATTGGCCGCATGCGCCAGGAATCACCCCGCTTCGACATCAGAAGATCACAGCGAACTTTTGCGTATCGCATCCGCGCTGCTTCAATCTCTCGGACATGGGGACGATGAAGACGTTGTCCACGTTGTGGGCGGCGGACTGGCTGATGAACGTGCACAACAAGAGTCCAAGCTACTATGACCGAGCCCAAAGATTTAGAGCCCTCATCGTTGCTCCACTCTCAACTCTGCACTCTGTGTGGGCGGACGCGATCTTCTTGCATCTCATGGGACGGCGTACTTGCGTTGTGCTTAGCGGCTCGGAAAAGCGACGATGCGAGTTGCTTGCGCAACGAGTGGATTTCTATATCGTCAATTTTGACGGCACAAAAGTCGGCGCACAACGCAATCGCCTCGGAGGTTTCTGTGCAGAGCTTGCTGCGCGGAATGACATCGAGCTTGTCATCATCGACGAGGCTTCCGCCTACAAGCACGCCAACACCAGACGCCACCGTATCGGTCGTCAGATATTCAACAAACCTTATCTCTGGCTACTCACCGGCACGCCGACAGCGCAAGGTCATCTCTCGGCGTATGGACAAGCCAAGCTCGTCAACAACGCGCACGGAGAGTCCTGGGGAAGCTTCGTTGCGCGGACAACTATCCCGGTTTCTAAATTCAAACGAATCCCGACCCAGGATGCGTTTCAGCAAGCTCGAAAGCTCCTCACCCCTGCCATCCGATACGACATTCGAGACGTCTGGGACGGCCCCCCGTACACCACCCAAAATCGAGACGTCGAGCTAACCGCCGAACAGAAACTTCACATGCGGGCGCTCAAGACCCAGCTTGCCGTGCAGATGAAGGACGGCACCTTGGTGGTGCCGGCTAATGAGGCGGCGGCGCGGGCGAAATTCCTGCAAATCTGCATGGGGGCGATGTACGACGCCGATCACAAAGCACACTACATCGACGCGTCACCGCGGTTGAACGAGCTCAAGGACATCATCGAGAGCGCGCCCGCAAAACTTATCATCTTTTCCCCCTTGACAAGTGTTATCACTTTGCTGTATCGTGCGCTCGCCGATTGGACACGCGAAGTGATCAACGGCGAAGTTTCTCTCAAGGAACGAACGAGAATCGTTTCAGCGTTCCAGTTGGAAGACTCGCCGCGCATCATCATCGCCGATCCCGTCGCAACCCACTTCGGTCTCACGTTGCACCGGGCACAAACCACCGTGTGGTACGGGCCCATCGACAAGGCCGAAGTGTTCCAACAGGCGAACAAGCGTGCACACAGGCCGGGTCAGAAGTTTCCCGTCACCAATGTGCAAATCGTGTCGACCGGGCTGGAGCGCGAGATTTACCGGCGTTTGGCCAACAACCAACTCCTGCAAGGCGCTCTGCTGGAGATGGTGAGGAAAGGAGAACTATAAACCCGGTAGCCGCTGGTTGGTCGCGGTGCTCTTCGGAGACACGTAAGGCGTGGTCTTTCGGTCGGCTACCGGTTTCTGCAAATGAGGGGGCCCGAGCCCCAGGCTTTCGGTTATCTCGGAACGATATGATCCGATTGCCGCCACTGTGTTCGGGCCTCCTGATTTGCAGCTACGGCCGCAACCCGGTGGGTGAAAGTCCCATACCGGTGACGCCGATGAAGTGGGATACCTGAATTGGGCTGTGGCGACTGAGAGCGGATAACCACGACAATTTGGCCCCACACCGTTTTGGAGTCACTCACCATGACCGAATACGGCGACAAGTACTCGGATGACCAATTGATCGCCAAGCACCAGGAGATCAAGCGCAAGGTCGAGGATCTAAATGCGAAGCACAAAGAGGTCATCGCTCCGCTGAATGCGTCCCTGGAGTTGATCAAGAATGTTCTGCTCCAGCGTCTCAACACCAGAAGCCCGGACCTGACGAAACCGGCAAGCACCAAGACCGCGTTCGGCACTGCTTACCGAATCCGGGAAATGGACTTGAAGATCACAGATCGGGGTCTCGCGTTGAAGTTCTGTCTTGAGAATTGGACCACGTTCGGCAGCGACATGCTGCAAATCGGCCTGTCGAAGCCGGAGGTGTCCGAGTACATCGAGCAACACGAGACCAAGTCACCCCCACCGGGTTGCGAGATCACGCGCTTCATTTCCGTTGGTGTTCGCAAAGCATGATGCAGACGGCCGTTCCCGCGAGGGCGCGGCCGTTTGCGTTTGGAGGGACTATGGAGAATGTCGGTCGACTTGCCTTTAGAGACGAGGGCAAATTCTGGGTTTGCTACTTCACCAATCTCGATAACCTAGTCGACGCTATCCCACTTGGTTCGATCAGAATGAACATCGTCGAGAGCAACGACGAGATCCGAACTCAATTCATGGACCTGATGAAAAGCATCATGTCCAAGGCAGTCGAGCATGCCACCGGCAGGGCTCCCGATTACTTCGACGAGCGACCGGCGCCGGAGCACGAGAGGACAAAGAAGTGAATGCACTTGCCATCTGCTGCGTCGTGCTAGCGCAGTATTATTATCCGGGGCCGCCGTCGCGCGTGCCGATGTTCCCCGATCAGCCGCGGCCGTTGACGCACGAGTGGCGTCTGAGGCCGCCTCCACCCCCGCGCTGGTACATGCCTCGCTACCAGCTTCCTCGTGATCGCCGATATTGGGAGCGCTACCGATGAAGGTTTATGTCGCAAGCTCGTGGCGCAACATGCATCAGCCGAACGTCGTGATCCGACTGCGCGAGGAAGGTCACATCGTTTACGATTTCAAGGACAGCAAAGGATTTCGCTGGTCGGAAGTCGATGACGATTGGCTGAATTGGCCGTCTGACGTGACAAAGTACATGAAGGGCCTCAATCACCCACGCGCGATCGAAGGCTTCAAACGCGATATGGACCATCTTCGAGAGTGCGACGCATGTGTGTACGTCATGCCGTGCGGCGTTTCGGCCAGCATAGAGCTTGGATGGGCGTGCGGTGCTGGCAAGCGCACCATTGTCTATGTCCCCGAGCTTCGCGAGCCCGATCTGATGGTGAAGACAGCAGAGCTCGTGACAACTAGCCTGGAGGCCGTTGTCGGTGCCTTACGCGTATAAAACCAAAGTTCCGGTCGTTCAGACGCGCAACGAGATACAGGCGATCTTGAAGAAATATGGCGCTGATCGTTTCATGTACTTTGAGGAAGCGAACCGGGCCACCATCGTCTTCGAGGCGAACGAGCGCCGTATCCGCTTCGACCTTCCGCTTCATGGGGACAAGAAGGAAGACGCACCTCCCAATCGCCGTATGTGGCGAGCACTGAAGCTTTGCGTGCAGGCCAAGCTTGAAGCCGTCGAGAGTGGCATCGAGAGCTTCGAGGAGGCATTCTTGGCGCACGTCGTCATGCCCGATGGCAAGACGGTTTACGAGTACACCTCGAAAGCGATCGAGGATCACTACAAAGGCGGCAACCATGCGCCGCTTTTGCCAGCCCCGGAGAAAAGAGCAAAATGAGTAATCAGGTACCCGCACATCTGAACAGGCTTCCGCCCTCGCACATCAACGACGACCTTCGCTCGGGTCTCGGCTTCGGTTCGCCGCCGACCATCTCGATCGACGACCAGCGCTTCACGCTGATCGACGCCGACGGCACCAAAGAGCCGTGTCAGACTTTCGACCCGCAAATGGGACCCTACTGCGACATTGTTATCTTCGATACCAATCCGAACAAGTCGCGGGTATACTACGCCAACCCGTATCAGAAGGGCGCCACGACATTCAATCCGCCCGATTGCTGGTCGGACAACGGTGTTGCGCCGTCTGCCAATTGCGCGCGGCCGATGGCTCCGGTGTGTGCGACGTGCCACTTCGCCGAGTGGGGGTCGGAAGTGTCCCGCTTCACCGGTAAGGACATTCCGGCATGCCGCGAGTACAAGAAGATCGGCGCGATCTATGCCGGCAAGTTGAAGGATGCAGAGGGCGAATTCTACCTCAACACGCTCTTTCAGATGCGCGTGCCGCCGAACAGCCACAAGCACCTGCGCGCCTACGTCGAAGCGGTCGGCAAGAAGACGCTAGGCGATCGACGGCTGACCGTCAGCGATCTCATCACTCGCGTCTATTTCGAGAGCCAGGGAACGCTTCGCTTCAAACCGGCCGGCTTCATCGATCCCGAGCTTGCGGCCATGCGCAATGCCGCCTGGGACGAGGATGCAGGCGCGATACTGGTCGGTCGCAACGACATGCCGATACCGCTGGAGAAACAGAAGGCGCTGGCTTTGCAGGCGCCGCAAGAGTCGCGTCAGCAGGAGACTGCTGTTGGCGCGGAGGCGAACGGGCAGGCACCGGCTGCATCTCCAGCCCCGGCTTCCCGTTCGCTCTCGCAACGCGCCTTGGCAGCCCGTGGGCAGGGCAGTGCCGCGGATCATGCGCAGCAACGAGCGCAAACGCATGAGCGAGAGGCGATCGTTGCCGGTCAAGACACACAAGGACAGAAAGCTACCGGTCGCCCTCGTACGCGCGCCGGCAAGCCCAAGACCGTAGCGCCGGCACCTAGCCAGCGGCTCGAAGACACCTACCCCGATATCCCCGAAAACCTCAGACGAACCAACGAGGCAAGCAGGGATGTCGCAGGGCAGCAGGCGCAGGAAGGGCGCGAGGCGGCCGGAGGTAACTTCGGCGTTTCCGAGAGCCCGGAACCGCCGCCCGCGGGGATGGACGCTGAACTGGACGCGCTGTTCAGGAGCTAAGTGAGTGCCCGCCAAAAGTTTTCAGGAGCGCCTTCAGCTTTGCCTTCGTGACGGCGCAATGACGGTCTCGGATATGGTCCGGTGGTTCAACCGGCCATATCAGACCGTCTACAAATGGATAAACGAGGGGAACATCCCATGGGGTCCTGCGGGGGTTTTGGCACACAAAAAGTTAGCAGATTTGGAGGATGCTATTCGCTCTCGGAGACGCTTTCCGATCCCCGACGATCTGACGCCTAGAGAACGCGTCGAGTACATGCAGGGGGTCCTAGATGAACACACTCGAAGAGTTTCTGGAGCGGGTGCTTCCAAGTGAGGGGCTGTACTGTGTCGTCGTTTTTCTCGGGGGATCGGCGGAGCGGGTCTCGCACATCTTCAAGCCCACTCTTGGGGGGATGGTGGATGCGATACGGGTCAACGACGCGAACGGTCACACCGTCTACCACGCGTGCGCGACCTTCACTGCACCACGGCGCACCATCGAGAACGTGCGATTTCTTCGCTCGCTCTGGCTTGACGTCGACTATGGAGACACCCACAAGAAGCCCTCGCCCTACAAGGACCAAGATGAAGCCGCGCAAGCTGTGGCTGCACTACCCCGGCACATCAATCTCCCTGAACCCATTGTCGTTGATTCGGGTTACGGTCTTCACTGTTATTGGCCAATGGCAGAGAACGTGGACCGTGTTCGCTGGCAAAAACTCGCTGACTATTTCCGAGGCGTTTGCATTGGGATTGACTTGGAGGCCGACCATTCGCTCACGGGTAATTCTGCGGTTATCCTTCGCCCTGTCGGCACACACAATCGCAAACACGGACAAGAGAGGCTCGTGCGATGCCTCTGAAGGGTCCGTACAGCTATGACCAACTTTGGGAGGCCATCAATGGGTGGAGTGGTCCGCGTGAATCTGGAGCACGACACGATCGTCAAGACGCTCATCGACATACTAGACGGGCGAATAGAGCCGCACGATCTCCGGGCGATCGAGTCCAGGCTGACCTCCTGCGCGATAGCGGTGCCGATGCCGACAGCATCGCACGTCAGTGCCCTCAATTCGGCAGCTTTGTGCGCAGTCGTGGCAACCAGCCTGAGCCACTGTGGAGAGCGTGTCTTGGCATTGTTGCATTCACTCGACAGGGCGAAGAATTCGGTCACCGAAACTCTAGAGGAGATCCAAGGTACCTTCACGCAGAGACCCAAGACAAGATTGAAAGATGGCGTGAGGCTGCCGCTCCCCCCACATGTGCCTATTTCCACAGCCTCGACCCGCCGACTTGCCGAAGCTGCAAATTCTTTGGACGCATCCATTCACCAATTAGCCTCGGATATCGTGGAGGCGTCGACGATGCTGCACCAGCTTCGCATGATGCGGGAGCGCGAGTAGATGACACCGGAGGAGTTGAGCGAACTGCGCACGATGGAGAAGGCGGCGCGCAACCGCCAAATGGACATGCTTCCGCTAGCGAATTCATTGGAGGCGATTCAGGGGATACTGCTGACTCTGAACCGATCAATCTTCCGCGGGATTACGCTTGGGACGCTCATGGGTCTCTTGTTTTTTGCACTGCAAGTCCTGACGGTCGTCCTGTCAATATCGTGGTTTCACACCACCCGATCTTCCTCGATCGAATTCAAACTGGGGAAACAAGCGGTAGCTTTGGATTCGTATTCAAGCAGTTTTTGCCTCATCGCGGTTGGTTCGATATCTCAATTCCCGCAATCAGTTTATTTGGCCCCAGAGGGCTCGGGGAACTCTCCGATCGCGGCGCCAACATCAGAGACTCTAAACTCTTTTTCGCTTACACCCGTGACGCCGCCGATCTGTGGCATCAAAATCACAAAACCGAAATGACCTACGAGCAGTACGGATGGAAAGAGAACGACACGAGCTTCTTGCTCGGAGACACGCTCTACACCGCGCGCGGCAAGATGCCCGCAACCGGTTCATCCGAAATGCACACGCGTTCACAATGGGTCGGGCCAACCCAAAAAGGGTCTCTGGAGAAGTGGCGGGATGCAGCAAATTCCTTGTTTGCTGTAGACTGCGAAGGGCAAAGTGTTGCTGTGTGCGCGGGTTTCGCGGCCCCTTTGATGAAGTTTTTATCCCCGACGGAAGGGGGCGCTATTTTGTCATACGTTTCCCCCGACACTGCGAAGGGCAAGACTACCGCGGCATTGGGCGCTATCACCATCTGGGGGCAGCAGAAGGGGCTGGAGGTCAAGACCGAATTCTCGAAAGTTGTTCGTGGGCTCACGTTCGCGGCGATCGGTAATCTGCCGGTGATGAACGACGAGCTTCGCGCGCGCGATCCGGTGGTGATGCGCGACTACGTGCTCATGTTCACGGGTGGCGGCGACAAGCCGCGCGGGAGCCGTGACGGCTCGATCCGGCACATGGCCGCGACGTGGCAGAACATCCTCATCACCACCGACAATTTCTCGCTTGTCGATCTGCTGGCGATCGAGAGCGAAGTCGAAGACGCCGCGCAAATGCGCGTCATCGAACTGCCGTGCTCGATCCCGCAAGGGAAGGGGCACATTTACGGCGACAAACTCAAACGCCAGCTTCAGGAGAACGCAGGATGGGCGGGCGATACCTACCTCTCGTGGCTGGTGGTGCCGGAAAATCTGGCGTGGACGAAAGCGCAACTGGAGAAAGCAACCCAAGCCATATACGTCAGCACTGGCTGGGACGAGCGTCACCGCTTTTGGGTGAGAACCGTCGCTGCCTGTGCGGTCGGCGGCAAGATTGCCTCTGCACTCGGCCTAGTCGATTTCAATGTAACGAGAGTGATTAAGTGGCTCATCGCGCAACTTGGCGAGCGCATGAAGCCGAAAGAGCAGGATTGGGAAGTCCCGCTGCTCTCGACCTACATCGACCAGCATCACGGGGAACGCATCATCGTCGCTGGCCGCTACCAGCCGCACGAGAAAGCGGTAATGTGGGAGAAGCCTTCGAGCGGTCGTCTCTCGATCCGCCTTGAGAGCGATCGGCAGCGCTACTTCATCGTGCTCGGTGCGCTGCGTGATTGGGCGACCAAGCAGGGCCGCAGCTACAAGGCGATGATGGACAAGCTGGTGTCGATGAAGGTGGTGGTTAATCGCCGCTGCCGCATCACGCTTGGCGCCGGCACTGTCTATGCAGGCGGGCAGGTGTGGGCCATGGAGATCGACGGACAGCACCCCGCTATGTCCGGGATTCCTCGTGTTGTTGCTCCAGCGTCACCAGCGGACGAAGACGTTCCTCATCAGCTACGTTCTGCAACAACTCCGCAAGACGGTCGAACTGCTTAGAGCGCAGTGATGCTTCGTCCGCTTTCGCCTGCATGTTCAGGATCGACGTGGCCGCCGAATTCACGATGCGACACACCCCCAGCCACACCTCCTTGTCGGAATAGTTGTCGGGATCACACGACATGCGCATGAGCTCGATCTGCTTCTCCATGGCCTCCTGGGCGCCGCTCTTTAAGAGGGCGGGGAGTAGAGCATCCCCGTCGCGTACCCGAACCTCTGGATCTTCGGAAGCTGCTTCGCGAGCCTCTTGCCGATGTCCGTTCGGTAAGCCGGGGAGTTCGGCACGATCAAGGAACTCAATCGACGATACACGGTCATCGCCGCGTCCTTCACCGTATCCGCGTAGGAGGTCATCACTAACACGTAGTCCCCGGCTGTCACCGGTAACTGCATAGAGATAATCTTGTCCTTCACCTGACACGGAATGTCCTCGCCCATCATCATCTCACAGGGGTGGATATGCTGCCACAACGAATTCTTGACCCCGTAAATCGGTACCCCGATGACCTCTTTTCGTGTCAGATGCGAGTAGGGATAATCGGGAATAGACATGACCACGCCAACGGCAATCCGGTTGAAGAGGATTGCTCGGCGATCTTCACCTTGGGCAAGATCCATCACCCATTCAACTGGGTCCCCGGTGTGAAGACACGTTTGTATATTGAACGTGGGCCAACCCGGTCGCATGGTGAACTCAAGTGGCCATGCGTTGCCCTTCTCGTCGATGATGCAGTTGACGTCGATGTACCCTGTGTACCGCATCTTTTCGAGGATCGACTCAAGTGGTACCAGCATCGCACTCGCGAGCTTGCTGCGCTTGACATAGCGAAGCACAGTGCCCTGCTCGCCGGTCGCTACCCCCAGGTCGTCATTCATCAGCTTTTTGAATTCCCAATTCTCGCACCACCCTTCGTTAAATCCACCGGGCCCAAACCACCCGCCGACTGCCATTTCCACGCCACCAACAAAATCTTGCAGAATGAACGGGGTCTTGAGCTTGGAAAGTTTTTTCCAACGCCGAAGCATGTAAATCATATCTTCTGGCGACTTGCTCACGTAGCTCAAGGCTTTGTCGGGCTCGTCCCCGCTTGGCTTCGACACAAACCGGCGTTGCTCTTTCTCGACGTAGGTGATTGCCTCGTCGTAATCGGTGAAGTTTTTTGACGGGAGGACTCTGACACCATGGGACTTAAGAACAGCCATACCTTTCGAACGATCGAGCTCCCATTCCGCCGACTCTACGGTTGGCCCTACAATCTTCGTGTCACCTATAAATTCCGACCGTCGGAACGCATCGAGATCATGCAGATAGAAGGTGTTGTCCGAGAGGAAAATGAGGTTGGCCCATCGCAGATTCGCGCGGTAGTCGTCTGTAAGCTCGACAAGCCCGCGACCGATATGCTTCGTTTTTTCTGTTTGGCGTATGAACAGGCGAACATCGTGGCCGGCCTTCTGTGCACGCATAGCGAAGTCAAGAGCGTTCCCTTGAGCATCGATAATCAGCACGCGCATAGTTGATCCAACCGCTTCCACAAAGTCTGCCGCCGAAACGCCGTCGAGTTCGGCTTCGGATATCTGAGCTCACGCTGCACGTCTGGCTTCGACATGTAGCGAATGGCGCAATCTCCGCAAATATGCTTGCCTGCCTTCGCGCGCCAACCCTCGCTCTTCCAAAGCTCGCGCCCTTCAGCATCGGGGGTGCACTCCAGCACCACGCCGCACTTCGGAAAGTCGCAAATGAAAATTATCACGTGCTCGTCGGTGTCGTCAGAGATCATTCTTGTGGTCCGTACGCTCGCTCTCGCTGCCGCAGGTGTCTTGCTTTCATCTTGCCCGCTCGACGTTCCGACACGCGATGGGCGCGCTCCATGCCTTCAGGGTCTTGCATATACATACTCGCTGGACGGATGCCTAGGAATTGCTCGGCAGTGGTGATCCCCGAGCCCGTCTTCTCACCCTGAATCAAGTTGCGGATCGAGATCGGACCAAGCTGCGGATCATTGCCCGCGAACATGTACGTCATGTAGTCCTTGAGCCAGTCGGGCATGTAAGCGCCCTTCATGCCGTCAGGCCAATAGCCCTCGGGACGCGTCCCTTCCGGCCACGCGATCGGGTCGCCGCGCCAGTCTCGATTTGTGGTGAGCTCCCACGCCATCCGCGGCCCGGTCGCCAGCTTGTTCTTGACCTCGCCTTGCCAGTCGTTGAACCAGCCGAACACGTCGCGCATGTAGCCGGGAAGCTGGGCACGCTCCTCCACCTCGCCGCGACCGCCGACACCACTCACGTGCCCGCCCGTCTTCGGCACCATGAGATCGCGCAGCATGCCCTCTGGGGTACCGTCGCCGGCCGACTTACCCGTCTTTAGGTACTGATAGACGGACCCCATGAGAGCGGACATGACGGGCAGTGCGATCACGTAGGAGATGCGCGGGTCCCATTCCTTGCCGGCCGCGATCGAGACGCCACGCGGGCGCTTCACGGCGGAAAGCATTCCGCCACCGATCTCGCGCAGTGTCCCCATGTTCCACGAATACGAACGCATGGCCAACATCGCCAGTTGCTTCGCCGTCTTGTTCCAGAAAATATTGTCCTGCACGAGCTCGCCAAAGCGATTGTCGATGGAGTCCCATACCTTCCTCGCCATCATCACTTGCTCATCGAGCGACGCCGTCGGGTTAGCCTCCAGCCACGCGCGCATGTTGTCGTAAAACGCGCCGGTCTTCATCTTCGGGATGTAGACCTCGAAAAGTGGTTGCGACACGCTCTCGAAGATCCGACCAAGCTGGTTGACCGCAGCCTTCGCCGGCTTGCTCTCGAAGTCGCGGCGGAACTGGCTTATCAATCCCTTGGTTCCCGCTCGCTTCCATTGCGTGAAAAACGAGCCGGCCGGCGAGAACTGGTATTCCCGCAATGTATGCCCTTTGCCGACCGCGCGCCCGCCCGCGGCCGTGAGCAGGTTGGTGATGTGACGAAGGGCCGGCGACGTCGAGGATGGCGCGCGACCGAGATAGATGCGTTGGATCTTGTCGCCGCGCATGAGCTTGCCGACACCCATGCCGACGAGGCCGCCAACGCCAACCATCGTGCCCGCGATCGTGCCGGCAACGGGACCGGCAGCAGCAGTGACAGCTGCGAACGTCTTGCCTGCTGCCGCCGCCGTAGCTCCCACGCCCGTTGCACCGATGGACGCCCGGAGCCCCGAACGCAAACCACCTTTCAGCAGGCGCGCGGCGTCTCGGAGCTCGCCGGAAGCCGCTTTGCCGACGGACCCCGAGACTTGCGCGACCGCACGCGCAGCGTCGTTGACGACGCCTTCGCCGGCCATCGTCGTCAGGTGAAAGGCCGATAGTCCCAACTCGGTTGCCGTGATCGCATTGCCGCCCGCTTGCAGGCTCTCATAGATCGGCCGCGCCAAGTCACCGTGGATGCCGCGTGAAGCATAGCGATTGTAGACGTCAGCGGCATCACCGGGACCAACCGCGATCCATTCTCCGCGCTGCGCAAAATTGCCCTCAAGAGCTTTCCAGCCGTCAGGTATAACCTCACCCTTGCGCACGAACTTCGCGTGTCCTGCCGTCTCCATGGCGTCGAGGATCTGTTCGTTGTCGATATAGCGGTCCATCTG